TCTTTCCAATTACCAGTGGTAAACTTGATAACTTCATCCATTGGATATTCTCGACGGCCTACCATCATCGTATCGCCGGTTGTTGAACGGTTCTTAACGCCTGCCAAAGCAATCGCCAAGTACAATGGTGAGCTAGTATCATTACTAGTAGCAAAGAAAACTTGAGCCCCACTATCAATGGCAATCTTAAGATAAGCTTGATATTGTTTGGGGTTGACATTACATCGACTTACCACAACATCATGACCATGTGAAAGATGCCACATCAATTGAAACTGCGTTGTCTTGGTGCATCCCCAACACATATCCTGTTCGACATTGACAACATTTATAAGATTGTTAGCAATAGTTGACTTGCCAGAACCCTGAATAGCCTGCATGAAAAGACACTTTCCTGGTGGGTGATGACTGAAGACATTCAATTCAGGTGCACTCAAATACTCTACTTGGTTAAACTCACAAAAGTCATCTGGCGTAAAGCTAATCTCAATGGTTCCAGTTTCAGTCAAAAATTCCTGCCAATAGTTGTTGAAACCGTTAGGTAGAATACCTCGAGTTGCTACTACTGGTTGATGATCCAGTGCATCTGCTGGATAACCCTTTGTAATTCCCATCCAAATGGCAAAATCAAAGAGTTGTCGAGTGAAACGGATGCAAGCGTCTGTTCCCAACCCATGGTAATCACAAGTCTCAATGAAGCGAGTCATTAATCTAGGAAAGAAGTTGATTGGACTTCCTTTCCACTTTTCTCGTGCCATACGCTTACAAATATATGATGCACTTTTAGACTTGCAAAGCATCTCCTCATTAGTTACTATATTTCGGATTACTAGAACATCTCCTTCGCCTTGAGAACAACGAGCCAATTGGAAAGCTCGATGGAACTTTTCAATAGATTCACCTTGTGTAAAGACTACTTCAGAAGAAACGGTTCGAAGTCCGTGTGCCTTCAACATCTGAATAGTTTCATGATTATTTTCCGAAACACCATTTCGGAACAAACCAATCCAAGCTACTGTGTTATCACCTGGTGTAAAATGCTGGCCATCTTCCAACTCACCGAGTAGAGTCCAATTACCATTAGTAAAATGATCCATGAGTCCAAGTATAGTGTTCTGGTAACGAATGATGTCCTGACCTAAAGCCATCAGAATTTCAGAGAGGTCATTGTCTTGTTCTAAAAAAGAAGCAAGTGATGAAAATTCTACTACTCGGTGAACATTCTTAGAACCGAAAATAATGTAAATTTTACCCACATGAATAAATAATTTACATATAACAAACTTTCCATTTGCCTTGTCTGTTTGAATGATAACAGATTCGTTTTTAGTTGCCCAAGTTTCTGCCTTCTTCATTGAAAAGAGGACTACGCCGCTATTATCATCGTCATCACGAGAGTCCTTGCCACTAAACTTACGGGGGCCTGTTAAGTCTGTGATAAAGTTACCAGAAGCTGTATCGAATATCAGGGTCATACCTCGATATAGCAGACTTTGAAGTATAGGGTTTTCCTGATAAACTATATCATCCGGGTTACCTTTGGGTGGTTTTGGTGAAAATGTATAGGTGCTAAATTTATCCTGTACTTGTTTTTTATATGCAATTACCTTGTCATATTGGCTTGTGTCAGATGGTAGTTTAATACCACATGAACGGTGATATTCCCAGAATATCTGGTTACCTGTCATGTTAATGCAGGTAAGGGTACTTGTTATATTACCTGGCATGTCAATGCAGGCAAGGGTACTTGCTAGATTTAATAAATCTAACGGTTGTCTTATTGTCTCTTTTGTATGTGTATCTCCCATAAAAAGAAAAATAATATAGACTAATATAGACATTCATATTTCAATTTTTTTCTAAAAATTAAGAAATATATCAATTTCAAAAGCAAAATATGATGTGTTTATTTTGTAAAGCAAAAATATAAACCAACCCAATCGTACTGCGTGTTTTATATTAATAAAGTAATATATAATTCTTATATTTCTTCAATATTAAGAAAGTACTTTGGCAAGAGTATCCCATTCTCATCCCCTGAAGTTAAGATAACATTGTTCGAAGATCTATAAAATGGAATACCATCTTCTATTGCTAAAGCCATATTTATATAAATTTTTCTATTACATGTTACTCTTTTTCCACTTTTAGAATCTTCCGAAACTGCAATGTGAATATGTTTTCTTGACATACGAGATAGACCATTTGTTTGAATAGAACTAATATGCTTGACATAAGTACCGTGAAAACATCCATCAATTGGAATAGTAATTAATTCTAACATAGAATCATCATTTAGATGACCACTGCTATGACCTTGATTAGCTCTAATATATAGATCATGTCCTTTGGTTATTAAACCAAATCGATCTTTATTATCGTTACTAACAATAACATGTATATCTGCGTTATTAATACCTTTAAATAATGTACTATCTGATTTTATAATTAATGAAACTTTAACGTATCCATTATTATCATGAACAAATTCGTCTAATTGGTGACGAAGTATATATGTCATTCTTTTACCTGCTGATTTTAATTGATTATTCATTAATATAATTATATCATTATATTAAAATTTATTTTTTCAAATTTTCTTAACCTATAAATTAGACATCTAACCATCTAATTAATTCTCTAATACCAATATGTATATTTTCATCAACCATTGATAATCTAAATGTAGCACCCTCAATACCAAAAAATTTACCAGCAACTACTATTAGACCTATTTCATTTGCTAAAACATTCGCTAATTCTTCTGAATTATTAATCACATCTGAGTGATTTAATAATTTTAATTCATTAGAATAATTTTTTAAATCAATCCATTTATACCACGCTCCTTGATAATTAGAGATGATAAGTTTATTTGGTTTTAATAATTCATTATCAATATTATCTGATATTTTTTGAAAGAATATTCTCTGTTTATTGAAGTATTGTTCATTTTCACTATTGACTAACGCTTCCGCACCTACGTTATTAAAGAAATCAGTTGGACATGAATACATTATTGAACCATATGATACCATATCAGTATGTAAATATTTTAATGAATCGGGAAATAACATCCATCCAAATCTCCACCCACCTGATGCCCAATCTTTAGATAAAGAAGAACCTAATATACAATTATTATACAAGTTTGATAAACTAATTGTTTTAATTTGCGATGTATTAAAATAGATTTCATCACTAAATACTGTAATATTGTATTTATCAAATACTTTTATCAATGAAATATATTCTTCTTCTGTATAAACTGCACCGGTTGGATTAGTTGGACTGTTTAGAAATAATAGACTATTGTATCCATTATTTTTTTCTAAACTATCTTCCAAAAGTTCAGCTGTTAATTTGTAATTATTATTATGATTACATTCAATTGTTGTATAATCTTTTTTTAATTTTTTCATATTTTCTAAATATGTAACCCAACACGGCGTAGGAATAAATATTTTCTTTTTCCAAGAAAATGACAATACAAATATTAATTCTTTTAATCCATTACCAACTAAAGTATTCTTCATATGATTTGGATAATATTATTTTGAATACATTTTATTAAATATTCAGGTGTTTCCAAAGGATTTTCACCTAATCCACCATTATACACAGGCAGTCCCTTATTTATTCTATTAGTTAAAAGTAGTTTTGAATTTAAAGTAGGTGATATATTCATAAATTTATTATCACCTGTTATAGATGAAAAATTCGCGCTTATGTGATTTATCATTAATAAACTATATAAATAAAAAGTTAGTTTCAAACTTCGTATTTAAAATTTTATTTTAATTAATAGTATAATGAGTAACAATAATTTTAAATTTGTATATGATACAGATGAAAAAAATACTAAGAAAAATAAAGAAAAACTGAGTAGTTCTAAAAAAATTAAATTTTTTGATTCGAATAAAAGAGATCAAGAAACACTAAATCATGTGAAATGTACAAATAGTAATAATAGAGTTGATGACGAATCGTTCCTTTTATTACCACGTATGAATTCTAAACATAAAACAAAAGTAGAACTAAAAGATAAAATGCACCCAACTGACTATGATATTGAATTAAAATCTAATAATATTCAAAAGACTACACAATCTACAACTTATTATGGTGACCATTATGGACCTGGAAAAGGATTTGGAAATATTGACAAGATTAATGATATAAGAAATGGTAATTTTACACGATTAGAAAATGAAGATTTCTTTAAAGATCGTGAATCTTCAATTAATGATAGACGACATATTTTATTCAAAGATTATCAAAACCCACAGAATATTATATTACCTTTCCCGAGAGGTGGTGAGATAACACGAAAATCATTTAATTCTGGTAAAGATGAATCCAAAATAGAAGATTTTACATTTAAATATTAAATAGTATATATTAAATATAATTATGGAACTAAATGAAGATTTCAAAAGTATTATAAGAAATTATTTAAAAGCAAAGAAGAATAGTAATAACAAACAAAAATTTTTAGGTTATTTAGAAAAAATTATATTATTATTTAATAAAGATATACCAATAACAGAGTCAAATAAAGAATATATTGAGAGTATTAAAAAATATACATATGAAAACATATCTTATTTAATTAATAAATCTCTTTCTAAAAGTAATAAATTAGCTAATATGGGAGTTTTTAATTTAATAAGCGAAGGAAATTTGGAATGTATAACTGATACAGATAGTACATATAACTATGAAATATATAATAACGAAGGATTAACACCATTACATCGTTGTATAAATGTTGGAGATACAGCAATATTAAAAGAATTGTTTAAAAAAGGAGAAAAAATAGATTTAGTAAATAAAGATGGACACACGCTATTAGAATATGCATGTTTACAACAGGACCCAAATGTAATTTTATTTTTAATAAATCACGGGGCTGATATGAAGAAACATTTATATTTTAGAAATAATATCAAGTTACATTTGGCAATAAATGATATTGATACTGCAAATATAGCAAAAATTTGTTTAATTGATAAGGAATCAAGTGATAAAATAGATTTAAATTTCTTATTTGAATATATTACCCCAACTACAAAAATTGGACTTGATGATATTGAATTTAAAGACTTTATAAATAATATTAGTAATGTTGTATCAAAATTTCCTACTGATTCACAGAATTCAATAATAACAATATGGAAAGAAGAATTATCATATCAATTAAAAAATCAGTTAGGTTGCCCTACTAATTATTTAGAAATAGTATTAATGAATATGGTTCCGTTCATTGAATATGATTTTAATATATCAAATCGAAATATATTAACAAACGAAATTATTATTTTAATAAAACATTTAATTTTAAAAAATAATTATATATTTGATATAAAATTTAGTAAACAATTAATAGATAAAATATGGGAAGATTATAAAAATATATTATCATATGATTATTTGGGTTTAATTATTAATCATATATTTTCTAAAGTTAGACAAAAATAATATTATAAAAATTTTAATTTTTTAAGATTAGTTATATTTATTATCTAAATTAATTATATAAATGAGTTTTACAAGACTTGATTATGATACTTGTGCTTATGCCAAAGATCTACAAGAAAGTACTACACCTTTAGAATATTTAATGTTTAAAGGTAAATTTGAAAATTGCAAACAATGTCCTGATTACACCAATAATATTGATTTTGGCGTTAAAGCCGACGTAGAAAGTGAATTAAGAAACCAAAACAGATATACATCTAAATGCCCTAGTAACAAATACGATCCTACTAAACCATTTGCGGGTGCTAAAACAACTAACCCTCATGTATGTGAAAGAATTCCATCTGGTTTAAAAAAACCAACCGGTGTTGGGTATGATGCTTCCAAATTAGGAAGAGCTTGTTGTCCTAAATAAATAGCTTATTCTTTAATATTTTATGCAAGTGCAAATTATTATTAAAATAAACCTATAATAATTTTAAAAACATTATAATAATTTTAATTTTAAATTATTATAATTCTAGTAGAAAAATTATTTTACTTTGCAAACATTCACCTTAGGTAAAAAGATAAAATCTTATTTATATTATATATGTCATTCAGTAGAATTAATTATGATCAATGTGCTTATGATTTACAAATAAATAGATCTGTAGCTCCTGGAAATTATAGATTATTTCCCGGGTCCGTTGATAACTGTAATAAGTGCTATCCTTATAATCAACCTTCTAACTCAAAGGAACAAGTATCTGTTGCTAGAAGTAATTGTGATACCGGTTTCGGTTCATTGGCCACAGTTGAATCAGAATTAACTAACAGAACTAATTATTTGGAAAAATGTAATAAAGAAGGTAAAAATAATGGTTATTTAAAAGCAAAAGTATTTCACAAACCTTTGTGTGCTAAAACAATTGAATCTGAAGATACACGATTTACCAACCCTCTTGATAATTATCGTGGCATGAGCTTAACTGGTTTCTATTTCAATCCATATCTACACGTTAATCCTCAATGTCAGATCCAATCTAACAAAGACAGAAATGGTAACTCAACTAGACAATATGTTAAAGATTCTTATAGAGCTCCAAATCAAGAGTACTGGGATAATGGACAAACTCTTCCACCAAAGCCAAAGAAAGTTGAGAGAAAATCATGTAAAACATGCTGTACTTAAATTAATTACCCTGTTGTTTTTAAAATTAAATTAAGAAACGCTATTAACAATTATCACCTAAATATTTCCGTAGAAAATATTTAGTTTATAATTATAATATATACTACATTATAATATGGAATCTATACTATTAGGAACGCTTGGATATTTCGGTGATAAATTAAATGATGATACTATTAATAAAATTGAACCAAATAATAAAGAAAAATGTAAATTAAAACATGTATCTCATAAGAAAAATGAAAAGAAAGTTTATAGTAATAATATTAGTAATAAGATTAATAAAGCTACTATTAATCAGGCAAAAAAAGTAAAAGAAAGTGGATTTGCTGCACAATTTGATACTATTATGTTAGATAATACTGGACCACCTGTATCAGCAAATCAATCAAATACTATTAGAAGAGATGGAAATAATGGATATAATGTTACACTACAAAGAGATATTGATTTTAAAAATGAATATTCTGAATTTGGTAAAACACAAATGCACTATGATGTTGTGCCACAGATAGAAATGATGACAAGTAATATGCAACCGCATTCTAGTAAAAGAGATTTGACTCATTATAATATGAATAATTCTCATGTATTAGGATTACATACAGGTGTTGATGCATTTTATAAAAGTAAAGATACATTCGATCCTGTAAAACTATTTGAGCCTATGAAAGATTTAACTTTTGTTAATGGCGCACCAGTAATGACAGACTTATTGGAAGAACGATACATTCCATCTTATATAAATAATAATGGCGACTTGCCATTTCAAAATAATATGAAAGTACAACCTGGTCTTAATGGAAAGGTACATCAACCAAATGAAGTTATTAGAGTATTACCAAAGACCACTGAAGAAATTAGAAGTAAAACTAATCAAAAAATTTCTTATAAAGCTGCTAAGATCGAAGCAGGTAAGAAAGGAGAAAAACGTTCGGCATCACATAATCTTACACACTATAAATTACCAACACATCGTGAAAGAGATATGGATGATTATTTACCTAATAAGAGTCAAGTTAATAAGAAAGCAATTACAGGTAAATTTAGCGAGATTAACACTAATAGAAGTCAAAGTGCAAATGTGATTGGTCATGCACACGATCCTACTAAAGGCGTTGTAAAGAATGGTAAAGTAACAGAATCTGCAAAGGCAGTATATGCAAGTGATTCAATATCTAGATCTGTGTCAAATGTTCATAATAAACCTGTATTACAAAATAAAAAATCTTTTAGAAATGCAGAAAATGAAAGAACTACAAGTACACATAATATTCACGGTAATGCAAAATCTACAAATAAAGGATCATATACAATTGACACAAAAGATGTTCCATTAACAACATTAAGACAACTAATGATTGATGGTGATACAAATATGGGTATTACAAATAATAATACAAATAGTACATATGTATTTTCAAAAGATTGTGTTATGCCAAATAATAATCGTGTTACAACAGTTTATAATATGAATAACGGTAATCTAGCACCTACAACTACACAAAGTTATGTTCTTGATAATAATGATAAAACAAAATCAACTATTAGACAAACTACAGAACATTTATCAAGAGTTGGTACAATAAATCCAGACCAAAGAGAAGGTCATTACTTAAATGAAAATGATATAGCTAGAGATACTATTAGACAAACAACAGAACATATGGCTAGAGTTGGTACAACTAATCCTGATTACAGAGAAGGGCATTACTTTAATGATAATGATATAGCTAAAAGTACAATTAAACAAACTACAGAACACTTGAATATACTAGGCGCAATGAATCCATCTATTAAAGAAGGACATTATTTTAATAAAGATGATATTGCAAGAAGTACCATTAAACAAACAACGGAGTATACTAAATTTGATAGTAATGTTAATTCTCAAGTTAAAAAGAATCAATTATATAGCAAGTCAGATAAAGCCAAACAAACGATTAGACAAACGACTGAAAATAATAATATAGAAACTGCAATTCAACCTGTAGCAGGTGGACCAAATTATGTAAATTATAAAGATACACCTGGTATTAATATAAGAAACACTACATCACATTCTAGTTATGTAAGTAATACTAATAGAGCACAAGGTAATAATCCATATCTGCATAATATGAATAATAAGGCTAGACCTACTATTAAATCTAATACATTATATCATGTTCCTGAAAAAAATATGGCAATGACATCTGTAGGTAACGTATTGCATCATACAGATAAAGCAAAAACCACAATTAGACAATCTACTTTACACTCAACTCAAGGAGGTAGAGCTGGTAATGAGACTGGTACAGTTGGATATGCGAGAGATTTAGATGATATGGCAAAGAAGACTATTAAACAAACAACATTACATTCAACACAAGCAGGCAGAGCTGGTACTGATACTGTTGGTTATGCAAGAGATCTAACTGATAAAGCTAAACCAACCATAAAGAGTTCAACATTGCATTCAACCCAAGGTGGAAGAGTCGGAAGATCAGAAGGTGGTGAATTATATGTGAGAGATGAAAAAGATATAGCAAAAGCTACAATTAAACAAACAACATTACATTCAACACAAGGCGGTAGAGCAGGAAAAACAAGCGGTAATAGTCAATACGTTAGAGATAAAACAGATAAAGCCCGCGTTACAATTAAACAAACTACATTATTAAAAGATTATACAGGTCCATTAAATGCAGAAGTAGAGAAAAACAGGTCTCAGCAAGCCGAGCAAAATATGACAATAGATGAACGAAAAGAAATATTAACATATAATAGACCAGCAGGTCCTAAATCAGATTTAGCCGGACCTGTATTAAGTAAGAAAAATGTACGTTTAAAAGAAGAAAATTACAACGATAGAATAAATTATGGTTATGATAAAAGTAATGCAAATTCTGGACACTTAAATCAATCATATACAAGAAATAAAGAAATATTAAATAATCCAACTTATAGAATTAATGATGATTTTATAAATACACTAAATGATAATCCATTAGTAAATGATTTAAGACATCAAAGTAACCAAATTAATTAAACCAAATTAATTATTAATTATATTTATAGAAATAAAATATAATTATTAATAATGTATACTGCAGATGGAAAATATAATAATCCCAAAAATATAATCGAAACATTTGATGACACACAATATAAAGATTTATATGGTGTCGGTAATATTCCTATAGAAGAAATACTTAAAATTAATCCGAATGCTGATAAAGTAGAATCAGAAAAAATTGGAGCAAGTATTCATAAAGCTATTAGAAGATATATTAGACCACACTTAAAACCAGGTTTAAAATTAAGCAAATTAGCAGATTTAATCGAAAATAAATGTAAAGAATTAACAGGAAATATTGGCGTAGTTAATGGTGTTGGATTTCCTTCAAGTTTATCAGTAAATGATTGTGCTGCACATTTTACACCATCAAAATTATATGATGTAACTTTAAATAAATCTTCTATAGTAAAAATTGACTTTGGCGTAGAAGTTAATGGATGGATAACAGATTCTGCATTTACAGTTGCATTTAATGAAGATTATAAAGAACTATTAGATGCTGTTAAAGATGCTACAAATACTGGAATCAAAAATGCTGGCATGGGTGTTCATATAAAAGAATGGGGTAATGATATTAGAGAAGTAATGGAATCATATGAAGTTAACATAGATAACAAAACATATCCTATAAAAGTTATAAAGAACTTGGGTGGGCATAATATATTAAAAAACAAAATACACGGTGGTGTTTTCCTGCCCGCAACTTATATTGACTATTATCCAGAACATTTAAAATTTGAAGAAGGCATTTATGCTGTAGAAACATTTGGTTCTACTGCATCTGATAGTGTTGATGAAAGAGAAAGCGAGAATACTATTTATATGAACAAATCATTAACTTCCAATGGAAGCACTTCCGATAAACTAGATAAAAATAAGACTGTGAAAACATTTTATGATAATTTATTAAAAAGATATAATACAATGCCATATTGTGATAGATACTTGGATACTAAGTATAATAGTTATAAACCAAAAATGAAAATATTAACTGACATTGGATATGTAAATAAATATCCACCACTACATTGTGTGAATAATGGTATGACTGCGCAATATGAACATACGATTTATATAAATGAAGGGAAGAAAATAATATTCTCATCATCTACTGATTATTAAATTAATTCATTAGTAAATCTAATTTATGACTATTCTCCTCTAATATATTTTGATATATACCAATTAATGTTTCTTCATCCTCTTTTTCATCAGTTTTAGATATATCATCTGCATGTTCTAATAAAATTTCATTCAAATATTTATAAGCCGCCAAAATCTGAAGTCTAGATTTAGCACCTGTTATAATAATATTACCCTTTTGGAAAATAAAAATACTAATTTCTTTTTCTTCCGGATTATCAACTGGTGGACAATATTTAATGATAACACATGCTCTTATACATTTTTCATAAGACGCAGATATTTTCTTTTTTAGTAGTAATCGATAAAAATTACTTCTGTCAATTTGAAGATTTACTTGATAATTTGAGTTAATCATATCAATCTTGAAATGAGTAACATTAATATCTTCTGCATTTTCTACAAACTTTATTTGCTGAATTTCATTATCAATTAGTTTTCCTTTTTTTTCTTTTAATCTATAAATTAGTTTATTTATTACTCGATTAACTTCCTCTATCTTTTTGCATCCTGACATCTGGATAGATCCGTTTTTAAATAATTTTACATTTATACGTTTATCATTGTCAATATCATCACAACTACCATCATTTATTCGAACTACTACTGTTATTTGATTATAAAATTTTTGAGTTTTCCCTTTCTTTACAACTATCTTATTTCTTTTATTTTTAATTTTTTGAACTAATAACGTTCTGATCTTTTGATCATTCATTTTTACAGTTAAGATATCATTCTTATCTAATTGTAAATAATTTTGAATATTTTCAATATCAATTATGCTCCCTAATTTAGCAGAACAACACATTGTTGATATTGATACACCTTTAGATAAATTATCTACCTCGTGTTTTTGATATTCAATCAAGTTTAAAAATTGGAATTCATTCCATGAAAATTTAGACATACTATTATGTTTAAAGAAAATACCTTTAACTCCTTTTGTTTTCAATTTTATTCTAATAATGCTAACTATATGATAAATACGCAATTAATTATTATATTTTCTAATATATTATAATATATGGATATACAATTTTCACCAATAAATAACATTAACATGATACAGAGGAATATTAAAATTCCTAAAAATATTAAAATAAAATTAATAAGATATCTAAATTACAATATTAAAGAAGAAGCACCAGGTTGCTGTGCAACTCCTGAAGGCGGGTCGTCAATAGAATTCTATAATATTGGAAAAACAAATAATATAGTGTATAATGCAACAGGTAATGTAATTGATTTATATCGTATAAGTAAACCAAATAATATAAATGAAATAGTATTATACGCTCATGGTGGATATTTTCTACGAGGTACAGAAGAAAACCAATATGCATTGGATTGTGCTGAGAAGTTTAATGAAGAAGGATATAATGTAATATCAATGGCATATACATTACAAACTGAACAAAGCTACGCGGAAGCTATGGCTGCTGGTGGTGAACAAGCAACAATGTGGTGGTTGAATGCGGCTATCAGTTCTACCAATAATTTAATAGAGACAATAGAGTTTATAAAAAATATGGGTATATCCAAGATAAATATTATTGGTTATTCAGCTGGAGCTACCATGGCATTACTTTCCAGTGTTGGAGAAAGTCCGTTCAATCAATATGGTTTAAAAAGACCAGATTTAAGTGTTATTAATTCAATCGTTGCAATTGCTGGATCATTAACAACGCCAACTGTTCCTCCTACTGTAGCATGGCCGTATTTGAATGCAACATCTCCTAAAATGATGTTATGGATAGGAAGTGAAGATACAGTGGTTGCCCCATCAGGGGCAGAAGCGATAAAAACTCACTATGATGCAATGGGTCGTCCAGACGACTGTATATTAAATATATTATCTGGAGTGGATCATGATAGTATATTGAATATAAAGAGTACAAATTTAGTAAATAGTGACTATAACAACTTTCATTCATTAGAAGCAGCATCAAAGTTCATTCTGTCTATACAGGGGTGAAAACAATAGGAACCTGGTCAATACAATACGTAAATAAATATATAATATTACAGTTATATATTTGTTTGCACGAGGTGAGTTATGTATGACAGAATTGAACGCGGTTTTAATTACTAATTATTTTTTATAAGGAATATTATATTTTTCACAATCACGTGTTTTTTCTGCGAGAGCATAATCGCTTACCCGACTTTCAAAGAAGTTTGTTTTTGATTTCAATGAGATCATTTCCATCCATTCAAATGGGTTAATTTTATTATAAATCTTCTGGCAACCTAGTTGTTTTCAATTTTATTC